GCGGGGTTTCTTAATAAGAATAAAAAAAAGCAAAACAACTATGGCAACAGTTAAAGGTCAGAACCTTCGAATCATGTTCGACCAAGGCGACCCCGAAGTGGCAAACCCTTGCATCGCCGGAGCCGTCAACTGCACGCTGCACGTCAGCGTAGATTTTCAAGAAGACACGACCAAGGATCAAGTTGACGACTGGCTTACACAGGAAGTCGTAGGTCTGACGTGGGACATTCAGACCGAGGCCCTCATATTCCTCGAAGAGCAAAGCTCAACTGGCGTAGAAGTCAGCGACCTGATCGTCGGCATGTCTTATCCTCTCATCTTTGCACGCACCACTGGCAACCAGAACCGCGAGGCCGTGCAAAATACCACATACTATCGTGGCAGGGCAATACTGACCGACTTGCAATTAAACGCACAGAATGCTGATGTGTCGCAATATACCGCGAGGTTCACTGGTACCAGCGACTTGCAAGAAATCATCCCAGAATAAGCGCAAGAAAATCCTGCGACGACGACACCAAGCCGTTCGACTAATTTTATAAATACATCAAGAACTATGAACAACGAGAAGACAATCACCATCCAGGGTAAGGATGTCCGCATGCGCTATTGCGCGGCGACAGAGACCGGATTCACAAGCATCAGCGGAAAGGACGCTTCGGTGTTCTCTGCCCGACAGTTATACAACGACAAGGGGGAGAAGGACGGCATCGCACCGCCGGAGGCTACCACCGAGGACTACATCACGCTGGCACTCGCAGCCATCGTCGCTGCCTATGCCCGCACAGGGGACACGGCTCCCATCACGTCCGACGACATCCTCTACGACCTCCCACCAGCGGAGATTCAACTGCTCATCACCACCGTCGTCGAGCTCCGGCTGGAGTGGTACCGTGTACCCGAAGGCATCAAGCAGGACACCACCGAGAAGAAGGGCGGCAAAAAAAACGCATAACCGCCTACGATGAGTACCAGTACTTCGTAGGCGAGGTGGGAATCAGCCGCCATGAGTACCTCTATGAGCTGCGGTTCTGGGAGATGATGCTCATCGCCCGTGGCTACGAGAGACGGAAGCGTGACATGTGGAGTGCCGTCCGCTGGCAGACCTTCAACCTCATGTGGTGCTCCATGGCTGACATCAAGAAGGCGGGCATCATGCGACCCTCCGACCTCCTTTCCTTCCCATGGGAGCATGACGACGAGGACGAAGACGGCTACGGCGGCGGCAACATGCCGACAGCCGAGGATGTCAAGCGGATGCAGGAGGAGATGCGACGATGGAACGAGGAACACGGCAATAGCGACAAGTAAACCCACGACCGACAATCGTGGGTTTTATGTATGATAGAACTTGAGGTAGACGACAGCGTAGTATTGCGCCAGAAGGAGGTATTGGAGGCGGCACTCAGCACCAACCCCAAGACCCAGAAAGCCTTGCAGAAACTCATTAACAGAGTTTTGAAGGAAGCAAGGCTGGATACGGTGTCGTCCATTAAAAGGGTATATAAGAACGGAGACCCTCGTGGCACTGCTCATAATGTCAGACGTATCGTATATAAGGATATACTTGGTGGAAACCTTAATATACTTCCCAGGAGAAAGGGCAAGACGAGTTCTCCGAATAATTACGAGCCGCCAAGAAAACTACAACCGAACCAGCGGGGCGGTAACAGGGTGCCGAGGGGAAGAAGAACAGACGAGGTGATGCACTACGGACCCCTTGACCGCTGGTGGATACAATATATCATGAACCAAGGTACAACGCAACGTCAGGCAGGAACGAGAAGCGGAAGACTGCATGGCAACAGAGGCTCCATCGCACCACGTAATTTCTTTACGACAGCAGCACGACCGGCATTACAGAAAGCAGCTGAGAACCTTTCCCGACTGATAGACACCGAACTCGAAGCAATGCTGAATAAGAAGTCAACCGCTTGACTTTTGCAATTCAACCGCTTGAATTGCTCAATTCAACCGCTTGAAATCGGAAATTCAACCGCTTGAAATTTTTTACCCCTAAATTTTAATGATATGGCAAAACTGACATTGAAGGACAAGAAGATTGCATTTATGCATCCTCAGACCAAGAAGGCGGGATTTGTTGCCCGCGTAGTGACTAACGGAACCGAGACGTTCGACGACATCTGCGAGATTGCAGGCATGAACACCACCTATGCGCAGGAGGAAATCGTTGCCTGTGCCGGACTGATGCTCAAGGCAGCAGCCCGACAGTTGAAGAACGGCAAGATCATCGACCTCGGACCTCTCGGCAAACTCTACCCCAGCGTATCGGGCAAGTGGATGGAGAAGGAGGAAGACCTCGCACTGACCGACCTCACACCCCACTGCAACTATCGCCCCTCTCAGGAGGTGAGCGAAGCCATCAAGGGTGCAACCCTCGGATGGTCCACCGGCAAGGATGAAGGCGAGACCGAACCCACCGACGACAACACCAGCACAGGCGGCGAAGGTGGCGGTAATACACCGAGTGGAGATATTGAAGGGTAGGTGGAGGTTCCTGTAAGGTAAACCCAAAGCACCAAAATGCGTGATTAGTGTATAGTTGCATTAATCACGCATTTTTTTTATGGCAGACACAATTCTAAAACTGAAGGTTTCTTCGCAAGAGTACGATAGCAAACTGAAGCAGGCGACCAACGGGCTCACCCGCTATGTTGACCAATGCCGCAAAGCGGGCAGTTCGCTGGAAGTGGTGGAGAAGGATACGCTTGACTATGTGCGTGCCCTCGGACAGATGGATACCACCTCACGCACAGCCACCGGCAAACTGGCAGAAATGAAGAAAACCTTCGTGGAACTCTCTGCGCAATACAAGCAGATGACCGACGCTGAGAAAGCATCGCCATTCGGCAAGGCTCTCTCACAATCGCTCGACGAGTTGAAGCCTCGGATTATGGAAACCAAACGACAGCTTGACGACATCAATAAGTCAATGAGTGACACACCGTCAGGCGGCAAGGGCGGATTCCTGTCGGGCATGGGCGATAAGATGGGCGGTGCCTTGCAGGTGTTTGGCGGTAACATGATGACCAAGGCGGCAGGAGCCGTTGCCGGACTCGCCAGTGAGATGTACGACATGATGCAGCAGGGTGTGGAACTTGCCCGTCAGGGCGAGGGCATCCGCATCGCCTTCGAGCGACTGGGACGTGGCGACATCCTCGACGGACTGCGAGAGGCTACCCATGGCACCGTGACCGACCTCGAACTGATGAAGGCAGCGGTGAAGTTCAACGACTTCAAACTGCCGCTCGACGAACTGGGCGTTTTGCTTCAGTTTGCACAGCAGAAGGCAAAGGACACGGGTCAGTCTGTAGAGTATATGACAGACTCAATAGTCATGGGTCTTGGTCGTAAGTCGCTTATGATCCTTGACAACCTCGGACTGTCAGCCAGCGAAATCAAGGAGCGCATGGCTGAGACGGGCGACATGACCAAGGCAGTCGGTGCCATCATCCGTGACCAGATGAGCAAGGCTGGCGACTACGTGGAGACGGCTGCCGACAGAGCCCAACAGGCAACAGTGGCGCAGCAGAACAAGATGGAGGAACTGGGCAGGAAGATAATGCCGCTGGCAGAAGAGAGTGCCGCCATGTGGAACTCCATCAAGATAGGCGGTCTGTCTGTCATTGCCAACGTCCTTGACCCGATGATCAGTAAGTTCACCCATCTTGGCAGACTGATGGCTGCACAGGGGATGAGCAGTAACGGCGGTGGAGGGTCCATGAACAGGATGATAGGAATGCTCGGCACCGGACAGGGAGACAACGCACGCTCGACATACAACAGACAGGTGGCAGCGTTCAACCGCTCTATTAATGCAAGACGGGCTGACGTGTCAGCCGTCGAACGATGGCAGCGCGGTGAAAGAGGCAAGGAACTACAGGGAACCATGAACCGCCTGCGTGACATGTACGGCGCAGACTTCCAGCGAGTGGTCCGTGACAATCTGAACGCCACCATCAACAACCTGAATGAATACAAGAGACGGGCACAACAGCTCATGTCATCTGCTGCTGTCCCAGGTCCCGTCTCTGACAACACCCCAACAGGTAAAACTGGTGGCACCCATAGCGCATCGTCCCCATCACGTCAGCAGACCGAGATGCAGCAGAACCAGACTCGCATCAACGAGCTGACTCAGCAGTATGTCACGCTGATGGCTGCGGCATCGGAAGCGGGAAAACCGCTGACTGACGAGCAGCAGAAGCAGACGGCTGAGATACAGCGGCAGATCAGCGAACTGGAGAAGCGCAACGGACAACTGAAACCAGATCAGTGAACTGGAGAAGCGCAACGGACAACTGAAACTATACCAGGAGCAGGCGCAGGGGAAACTCCTCGGTCCTGATTCCTTCAAGCAGCAGCTGTCGGTGGATGTCGATGTCAACAACAAGAAGATAGAGGAACTGGAGCAGCAGCTCCTCAGTCTCAACGGCATCACCATCGACCCCAAGACCGTCACTATCACAGCAACGGACGAGGCATTGCCCAAATTGCGTGAGATTCAGGGCATCACCATCGACGATAAGACCGTTGCCATCACAGCGGATGACAAGACGCAGCCGGAGTTCCGTGAGGTCGAGGGCATCCGACTGAAAGGCAAGAAAATAACCGTCACCGCCAACACCATGGAGGCGTTGAGAGCCGTGCAGGGCAT